AAAGAAGTTAGTTCTTCTGAAAGTTCTAGTGTAATGTAAACACCACTTAGTCCCATCTGTAACCAGCTCAGTGCAATGTTCATCATAACCAGCGACTTACCCGAACCTGATCCGCCAGCAAAGATGTTTAGTTCGCCGCGACTAAATCCGCCATACAACAATCTATCAAGTTGCGGCCAACCTGTGCTTACTTGTCCGCCTGAATTATAATACTTGTTAATACGTTCGGCAGGATCGGCCCAGTAGTCTGTACCCATGTCCTTTTGCAAACTGATCTGTACTGCGTCTTTGATTAGTTTTTCTACTGGATCAAATTCTCCAGCTTCCAACATGTCTGCTGCCTTAAGAATAGCACGTTCGAGTTCTTGACGTTTAGTAAACGATTCAAACTCTGCCAAGAACCAGTCGTTATGCCCTTCGCCTAAGTCTGGCAATGGTTTTAGTTCTACACCTGTAACCGCTTTGATCTGATCAAATGTGGGTAGCGTTTTGTAATCGTTGCTATGCGACTTAATGAACTCAGCAGCCGCACGGATACTGCGATCAAAGTTTTCAGGATTGTAAATGTTAGAAACTCGCACGAAGCTTTGTGCGTCATGCAACATCATTTCTAGGAATAGTTTTTGTAAATCTGTTGAATATTCTTTTGTTGCCATAGTCAATTATGTATGCGTTTCTTGTGTAACTCGATCTTTAAGCGGCTCGATTGCTTGCCTGCCAGTATGGCTTTGAGTGTGAACAAGCGGCCGTATTCTTTTACAGCATCAGCGGTATCTTTGACCTGCTCATGCCATACTGGAAAAGATACGCTCCACCCAAAATCAATAGCCTGTTCCACGAGTTTGGAACCAGCCCAAACTGTTTTGCCTTTGACCTGTTTGACATCGAAGTCTGGAACCACAATGACTTCCCGTCCAAGGCTGTCAATAATATCTGCTTGGATCTCGCTACATTCGTTACTAAGGACAGCAACGCCATCAATTGCCATCGCATCGAAGGGGCCTTCTGTGACAATAACAAACTTACGGTCAGCAGTTTGGCGGTCCATGTTAAAGACGTAGTTTGCCTCATAGTCTGCATAATACTTAGGCTTGATAGTATCGTCGAATGTCCGGGAAGTTGAGCCAATTATTTTTCCTTGCCAATAGCAGGGCACAATAACCCGCTTATGCATATTATGTTCTGCGTCGTCAGTAGTGTAGAACTCGTATCTATTTAACAAGTCCCCGCCACGTTCGGCAACATAATTTACAGTTTTGTACACATGCTCAGGGACCGGTTCGTCCCCAGTAACATTTTGTAGCATTAGAAAAGCTTTCCACTGCTCAAAACTCTTTGCACCTTCGGGTAATGGGCGTGGCGTAAAAGTAACTTCTTCAGCTGGTTCTGTTTTTAGTTCTTCTGGATTGACCAGCTCTTTTACACGGATAGCATCAATTACCAGTCGCTTGATGGAGTTTTCGTCTGCCCCAAACCAACTCAGGAGTTTACGGAACTTATAGTTTAAGTGCCTACCTGGTGTGTAGTTGGCTTTGAAGTTACAGTTGAAACAAGCATAACTGACGCTACCATTTGAATTGGCGATTACCCCGCCACGCCCCCGAGTATCACGGCTTTCACCGTTATGCTCACAACAGACAGCATTAAAACTTGTCCAGCCACTTGCGCTTGTTTTTCTTTTAGCAGGCAGGAGTTGTTGTACAGCGTCTTGAATAGTCGTTAGCATATGACTATTATACAGTATGTGCTAAGGTAAATCAAATAATATGACTTCAGATTCTTCTGTTACGGTTAAGTTGATCTCTGACTCATTTGTGTATGCGAAGCCATCACCTTCGATAAACTCCTGACCATTTACGGTGCCTGCGCCACGGACAACATACACATAGTATTTGCGTACAGGATTAAGTGCGTAGTTAAAGGCTTGTGTAAAAATACCGGCCAAGAAACGAGCATCTGCCCGAATCGGTAACGTGGCGGTAATGTCGCAAAAACGGTTCAGCTTATCGGCTCGAGTAAACTGATGCCACCCATAAACCGGTGTTGCACCTTTTACTTTACTGCGTATCCATAACTGTAAGTAGCGTATTGGTTTATCTGATCCGTTGCCTTCACTGTGAAACATACCTGAACCGGCACACATACGCTGAACTGCACCACTAGGTATATCTATGTGCCCATTTGTATCATCAGTGTGATAGCAAGGACCATCTACTACATAACCAAAGATTTCTCGGTCTGTGTGTAAATGTCGTCCAACATGGTATCCGGGATAAACACGATCGTCATTGATTGTTTCAAGGTCGCCGAAGTTCATGTATTTGAAATTCATGTAGGCTTGAAAAGTAAAGGTCCTATAACTTAATATAGAACCTTTCTTATCAATGACGCCCCGTGTGTTGGCAGGGCGTTTTGTTATCATATTAGCAGTCGAACCAACCGTATGATTCGTCTTCGCCAATCATTAGTTCCATCTTATACATGATGCGAACTTTGTATGTTACGCTTTTATCATAGTAGGTGCTGGTGCCGTTGAACACAATACCGTACTCGTCAAAAGAATACATTGGGTAGCAGTTGTCAGTGTCCTTGCCCCAATCGCTTACACTATCGTTTGTATACGGATCATATGGTGTGCGTTGATAGTTACCTAACCCACTCCAACCAAATTGGCTAGCCAGTGTTCTTGATTGAGCACTCCAGTTGCCAATTGCTTCACGATAAGTTCGCATATAGTATTGGCCATTGCCGCCGACCACACCGTTACCAACTCCTGGTGCATATTCTTGACCTAGGTCGTCTTTCCAGTCAAACCAACGGTATCCGTTGTTCCAGTTAGAACTAGCAGTATTTGGATGCCAAATACTTAATTCAAATTCAGTAGTGCTCTTGTAGTAAGTTACAGCAATAACATCACCTTGGTTATACCATACGTTACTTTGCATGTTCAATGAATACTGAGTTATACCATCCCCGTTTTGGTACCAGTAAAAGCTAATAGGTTCGCCTCCGTTGATAGTTAAATAACCACTGCGTTGAGCTCCACCTGTGTACTTGTTAGTTTCAGTTCCTGTCATATAACCGTAGATACAATCACTTGCGAATGTTGGAGCAGCCGATTTTGGAATTGTCAAATAGCCATCGTCTGCTTTTGTGTCAACAGCTTGGAAAGAGAAAGAAACTTCTTCTGTAGTTTTAGACTGTTGTGCGGCACCGTCGAATGTAAGAGTGACTGTACCATCTTCGTTGTCAACTACGTTTGTGATGTTGCGTTGGTCGCCATTGTTGTTGCTGTCCGTTTGAAAATAGATAGCGTGTTTGCCAAAGTAGGCGCTGTTTAATAGTGCCTCACGAGCAGATCCTGCGCCCGACCCTAACCATGTATACTCATTTAAACTGATAGTTACAGTATTAGTTGCAGTTGTTTCGCTAACATCAGGTAAGAACGTGCCCCAAGTGTCGTAGTTACTGTGCTGGTATGTTGTGCCTTCAGTATAATACTTGATAACAACTTTGTCGCCTTCAGCAAAAGGCTGACTTGGGAATAGTTGATATACGCCTTCTGATGGGTTTTCCATGTAGTTGAAATAACTATTTAGGTTGTTTTGGTCCCACTCACTTTGTAAGTAAAAATAAACGTTGTTTTCTCTTTGATAGTTTAACCATACGGCATCCATTTCTGGAACATCGGCGGCTGTGATTGTTATGTAACCGTCACCAATATTTGCCACTTGACCGGCAGTTAATGTAAGAGCAAAATCTTTGTAACCTTGAGTTTCAAAAGTAAACTCTTTAGCACCTTGTACAGTAACCATGCGCCAAACGTTGTCGTTTACGCCATCGTTAAAACTGTGGCTAAAATTAGAGTCGCTTTCAGCACTAACTGAGTAGTCTAGTAAGTTCCATGCTGTGACGCCGTCACCATACTTGACTTTGCGTGTGTCTGTTTCTAAGCCGGGCTCGCCTAAGGCTAATACTGGATTTGTTGTTGTCCAGTTTGCGGCTGTATCTCTACGTAGTTTGATTCTTGTTGTCATTTCTTAGTTTCCTTAGGCTGTTCCGCCATCTAATGTATCTGCAAAATACTCTGTGTTTGCTCGGCCACCGTCACGATAGTATTCTGCTGTACCAGCGTTAATTGCTGTAGCACTTGACCAGCGATTACCGAGCCAAGTATATGTAACAGCATTATCTGCTACGTATTTTTGCCCTAGTGTAGGGGATTCTGGGAATTCTACCATTTTTGTGTCCTTATTTGATATTTATTATACTTTTGTAATTGTTACGTACCCAGAGCCAGTATTATATGCGCCTAGATTAGTAATTGCGGCTCCGTTAAAAGTGCTACTACTTTCATAGTTCCCGTCACTCGTTGATATTCCGCTAGCACTAGGAATAATATAACTTCCGCCGCCACCGGCACCTGCTAGGTATATAGTTGTGCCTGCGCCACTTATGCCGCCACCTGAATATCCGCCACCTGCGCCGCCACAAATAATACCATTACCGCCGCCTCCGCCGCCAAAGCCGCCGTATGTAGAAGCGTATGTGCTGGGATTACCCCAAGTAGTGCCATATGTACCACCAATTAATCCCGCACTATATCCTAATCCGCCACCACCATACGTTGCACCTGGGGCAGAAGTCGCTGCGTTATTGTCACCATTTTTACCATTCCCTAGCCAGCCACCACCTGATCCACCTTTGTATTGGTTTGTTTGTGTGTATATTAAGCCGCCTGATCCAGATGTTCCACCTACATTTGATCCAGCGACTCCCCCTGTACCACCTGCTGTTGTAGTTTGACCATTTCCGCCATTGTATCCTTGAGGATTTGACGGTTGATAGAAACTTGCCCCGCCGCCGCCGCCGGCGGCAAATAACAATGATGAAGTAGTTGTATTATTAAGGAACGACCCGCCGCCACCGCCAAGCCCGTAATAGTTTGATATAGCACCAGTGTTAGTTGTGTCTAAAAATTGCCCACAAATGATCTCTAGAACATCGCCTGCTGTTAATTGTACAGTACCTTTAACTATTGCACCCAGGCCCGACGTGTATGTTTGTCCAGTAACACGGCCACCGCGTGAACCTGCTACAGTAATTTGATAACTACCTGTAATAGGAACCGTCCAACGCTGGAATCCTTGTGTAGTCATAGTAAAGTAATTTGTTAACCAAGGTTGCCCAGCATAAGCCGTTTGGCATTGCACCAATGTAGGGCCTGTTCTGCCTGTAACACTAGTAGTAAATGTAAACGTACTAAATTCGTACAACTGTGGTACGTCAGTAATATATCCGCCTACGATTCTTGCACCTTGAATAATCATCAGACTAAACGTTCCATAATAATGAAGTTCTTCTTGTACCCTGGTCCAATAACTAACGTGATTCTATAATAGCGACGATTAGTTTCATCTCTGACGCTATAAACTGCTTTGTCGTTTGCCCACGGAAAGTTCCATCCAAATGGTTGTTGCCATGTAGTATTCAGCGTGTTACCATTCCAGTAGTTTGCACCATAGTTACCTGCATAGTTGCCGTTGCTCCAGTAAATCTGTCCCGAAATGTTTACACTCATCGTACCCGATGTTACTCTAAACTGTAGACTGCGACTACCCGTTGTTGGTAACTGTACTGCCAATGTATCTAGTGATAGTTCAATGCCGTCATCAATGCTGGCGGCCTTGTAACCCGGAGGTGCCGTAACCACAATAGGCGCCATTGGGTTAGGGGCGCCGCCTACCACCGGTGGGCCGCCTGCTGTGGTTGTAGTTGTAGTGGGTGTTGCGTTAGCTACTACTCGACCAGCATCGATTGTTGTCCCGTCTGTTTTAGTAATAATCAAGTTACCATTGGTAATTGCCGCAGTCTTAATACCAACAGGTTGTGCTCCGATCTTGGTTTCCAACATACCATTAGGATCTGGTAACAAAATACTGTTAGTCTCATCATCAAAGAAAATGTCTGTGTAACGAGTGGCAATATCTGCTCTAGTAGTTGTTACATCGTTAGAGTGTATTAGTCTGATTGTCATTGATTATCCTAAATATGTTACTGTCCACGAATCGTTCTGGTCAAACTGGATGTTACCTGCTGTGATATTAGCACTTAGCCAATCGCCGACTGCTAGTTTTACTGTGCTACAAACACCAAAGTGAACCGCAGTACCAGTGTTGGTATCTGCTTCCCACATAACTGCCACATTACCTGGTGTAGTCAAGCCATTCTTTATAACCATGATTTGACCTTGAGCATTTACGCTACCAACTCTGGCATTTAATGTTACGCTATACAATCCAGCAACAGGTACTGTAAACACACCTGAGGTACTGTTAAAATAACTTCCTTGGTTGTAGTCAACAGTAATTGACGAGCCTTTTAAGTTAACGTTACTGGTATTATACCAAGCGGGCGATCCGCCATATACGCGGAACGCTGGACGGTTCGGCATTGTAATGCCTTGTGTACCGTTAATTGTTACGTTGCCCGGGAATGTTGCTCGACCAGTGTTATCAATTGTTGTTGTGTAACTGCCTGCAACCAGCGAAACGTTAGGTGTTGTTCCAATTACGTTGCCTGTTAGGTTGCCAGTTACATTACCTGTTAAGTTGCCGACTACTGTGCCAACAAAGTTAGCAGCAGTTATGTTGCCAGTTGTGTTAATTGTTGCTGTTGTTAAGTACGCTGCCACATTGGTGTTGCTATAAGCATTGGCATTTGCCCAGGTATAATAACTACCAACGTTGGCTTCTAGTGCGGCAACTCTTGTGTTAGCATAAGCCTGACTACCGCCAATGTTTGCACTTGTAATATTTTGACTTGTTAGGTATGAAATAACTTGTGCATTAGCGTATGCAGAAGTCTGGTGTGTGCCATCACTAAATGTAATTCCGCTTGTACCAGGTGCCGGACTAGCTGTAAAGTTAATATAACCAGATGGAATATCAACGTTACCTTGTACTGAGTTAAGTCGTAGTGTATCGTAAATGGCGCCAGTAAAGTCTACTGTATTACTAGGCTGAGTAGCCACATTACTAAACAATGCCCAATAGCCCGAACTTGCATCACGCACTAAACCTGTGTGTTGTAATGTACCGCCAACTGTGCGATGTGCTACAAAACCAACATCTAATACATCAGCTGGATTTCCATCAGCGTATTGAACAATGTTATCGCTTACTACATAGCTAGATGTGTTTAGTGTTGTAGTTGTGCCATTAACAAATAAGTTTCCAACTGTTAAGTTACCGTGTACCCATACCGTTTCTAAACTACCACTAGCCATGTAACTTGCTACATTACTATTGCTGTATGTGCCTGACTGTGGGTTAGCTGTTAAATATGCCGCTACATTACTATTGCTGTATGTGCCTGCTTGTGGATTTGCAGACAAGTATGCGGCTACATTGCTATCACTGTATGTCGAACCACTGCCAGTGGCTGCGGTAGTCATTGATGTGCCATCAGGGAATACTAGTCGTCCGCCTGAACCAATAACAACATTACCTGTACCAGTTACAGAGAAACGCACATCGTTTATAGCATTATCAAATACTTGGAAAGCACGAGTGTCACTAGATGAACCCCAGAAAGTTGCTCTAGTGTAATAATAATCTCCGCCTGGGTTTGCAAAACCAAATGCCCAGTTTGCATCGTTCTGAACTGCACGAAGTGCCCCGGGAGTATGGTAAGTGCCACTACCAGCAATGATGTATGCTGTTAGTTCTGTTGGTAACCCAGTGTATGCTGTAGTTTGTTCGGATCCATCCGGGAACACTACACCACCAAGTGAATTAACTCTTAGCGTTTGAGATCCTTTAACAATTCTATCCGAACTTGTAGACCCGGCAGAGATACCGCTTAAAATACTTACGCCATTGGCCCAAGTAACTTGGCCGCCTTCGCCTAGTGTAATGTTTCCATCGCTGTTATAAGTTACAATATCTCCAGGAACTACTGCTGGGTTAGCATCAACCCATACACCGTTAATTTTGTTGTATGTTCTGCCGTCTTCTGTGTTATACCAAATTAAACCATTTGCAGGTGCTGTGTTTCCTGCGTATGTGTCAAACGCTGTTGTTTGTACAGTTTCATCAGGAAATTCAATTCCATCGTTTGTCCAAGCAACCATGTTACCAGGAACTTGGTTAGGATTTGCGTCTACCCATTGGTCGTTATACTTGAGGTATGTGCGACCATCGGCTGTATCAAACCATAGTGTGCCTGTGCCTGTGCCCGGATCAACTTCACCAATACTTAATGTACCAGCATATTCGCCGCTGCCACCAGTGTTGTCTGTGCCGTTTACCCACGCTGTTCCGTTGTATTTTAACACTTGCCCAGTAACTGGGTTAGTAATAGTAACGTTGTCTAAGTCTGTTAGACTACTAGGAATAGTCGGAGTGTTAGACAAATCATTGTAGTCACCACTAAATCCACCCGTTGGATTTCGGTTTTCCCATTTTTCCTGGTTATGATTCCATGTTAAAACTTGTCCATCTGCTGGGCCGTCAAGTTGAACATCGTCCAAGTTCTCTAATGCTGTTACGCTGTTGGTATTAAACTCATACTCAACATCACTGGCTTCGGTTTTTACACGGAATGGAATGCTTATCCAATCTCCGCTATTCCAGTTACCAATTGGGTCATTGTCGCTACCAACATACGCCCACATATTGTAACGCATTAAGTTGACTTCTGTTTGTGTTAGTCCTGCGCCTTGACTGTTAATACTGATGCCGTCAATGAAGCCTTCGCCGTCTATCTGATCAACTGCATACTCTGGAGCAGAATATCCATTAGGCGCAGTTGCACCATTTAATATTGCATAATACGCATTGTCAATAATTGTTGGAACGCTGTTAAAACTATATGTCTGGTCGGCGGTGTCTTCTACCTCGTCAACACTAAATCCTAATCCGCGAGTCAAACCAGGTAATACCAATTTTCCTGTTCCTGCTTCTGTAATTACAGAACTACCAACAGTAATCGATCCCGGACCCACATAAATGTGTCTTACACGCAGACTTGGTGTGCCGATGTCTTGCAAATTGTCTGTGTTTGGATTCAGGTTGTTAAAGTTGTCAATTGACCAGCCTGCAATGCTAGTGCCGGGGTCGCCTTGGATACCTTGTGGTCCAGTTTCGCCTTGTGGTCCAACATTACCCTGAATGCCTTGTTCGCCCTGAGGCCCTTGTGGTCCGACATTACCCTGAATTCCCTGTATACCTTGTGGTCCCTGCTCGCCCTGTATACCTTGTGCCCCAGTATCGCCTTTATCGCCGCGAGGACCGACGATAGGACCAATGTCTGCCCAACTACTAATTGTTGTGTTCCAGAAGTATAAGTTACCTGTGCTAGTAACAATATATGCTTCGCCAGCATTGCCGCTAAAGTTCAAATCTTCAGGCAATGTGACATTGCCAACAAGCGTTACGCTGATACCTTGATCACCGCGGTCGCCTTTAATACCCTGTATACCTTGTGCGCCAGTTGCGCCAACATTGCCTTGGATGCCCTGTGGGCCTGTTGCGCCAACATTACCTTGGATGCCTTGGATGCCCTGTGGGCCTGTTGCGCCAACATTACCTTGTATACCCTGTGGGCCTGTTGCGCCAACATTACCTTGTATACCCTGTGGGCCTGTTGCGCCAGTTGCACCAGTGTCGCCTTTTGGACCAACATTGCCCTGTATACCCTGCGCACCTTGTGGGCCCACATTACCTTGAATGCCTTGAAATCCCTGCGGACCAGCATTACCACGAATACCTTGAACGCCTTGTGGACCGGTATTTCCCTGTATACCCTGTGGACCAGTATTACCTTGAATGCCTTGTATGCCCTGCGGCCCGACAACATGGCCTGCATCAAATGTAGACCCGTTACCTAGTGTAATAATTAGATTACCCGAAGTGATGTTTGCATTTGTAATAGTACCGTCGCCTGCGCTGGTTTGAATAATTTGTCCGCCGGGCGTTACTCCATCCTGGATACGCAGAGTTTGTAAGCCTGTGTCAATAACTACTTCGCCAATTGGACCGGTATATGTGCTAGCCGCAGTAGTGTTACCGCGTTTTAGCAAGATTTGTGTTATTCTTACATTTGCTGTCATTATAGTGTACCGCCGTCAACAACCAGATCATTGCTTAAAGGGGCCGCTTCAGTAGTGGAATAGTAAGCGGGCAACACTTCTAAATCCAACGGAACTCCGTAGTTGTCGTCGACGTACAGTGGCTTTTCGCTATTGTCTGAGTTTTTAATTGTTCTAAAAGTTAACTTGTAAAAACGTTGCTCTAGGCTGTTCACGGTTGTGCTATCAATAGTAAACTGTCCTTGCCCTAGAGCAATATTCCCGCCATTTGTCCAAGTTACTGCATAGCTAGCAACCGTAACTTGGTTATTAGGATCCTGTATATCCGCTTGCATAGCGTACCCAGTTAAGTTGGCTTTTTTCTGATCTTGGTTTTTTACAACGACTTGGATAGGGTTATCAATACCCTGGTAAACTTTAATTGGGCGGCTATACACTTGTCTGTTCCTCACAGTGAATATGGAAGTGTCCAAAATTTGGACCTCCACTTGTTGGTCATATAAATATGCTTTGATAGTCTGCATTTGTTAGGCAATCTTTTAGATATTTATCGTAAAAGTGGAAATAGATATTAAGGCATTATTAGCAAAATACCCGTACCTAACGTACATAGTCTATGGTGGCAATGACTATGTAGGCATTGTACAAAACGCCGACGAGCAGATTACAACAATCTACGACTTTGGTAGCTTAAAAACCCCAGAACAAAAGGCCCGGTTCCTGGAACTAGGGGAGGTTTGGTGGTGGGAAAGCAATAGGATTGTCCCGATCAATGTGTTTTTGAAACAGGACTGGGCACTATTCAAGTTCTGTGTTAAAACAATGAATAGCAAGGATGTAGATATCCGTTACGGCCCGCAGACAAGCCTAAAAGAAATTTCAATGAAGCGCAGTAAGCGCCGTTCGATTACACTAGTTAGACGAACTCAATAAGTTCATGTGTACGCATACTAGATGTGCGTATGCCACAGCGTGTGCCTTCTTAAACACATAGCCATCTTCATTAGCGTCCCAGATAGTTTTAGCAACATCTGCCCACTTTTGTCCAATTAAGTGACGCTTACCCGGACGAATAATAGCTAGAAACATAGCCATGCGAGGAATACTAGTAACTGCTTCGGGCATCTTGATTAGTGTTTCGTAGTGATTACCAATGTGAATCAGCTTTGCACAGAACTCTGGGTCATAAAGCTTTGCCCAGTCTGGTTCTTGTGCCATTAACTCATCTAAATGCGTCTCGTCCTTTATCTGTGTATATATTGATACATTTAAAAAGTCCAGTTTAGCATAACCACGATCCTCTGCTGCCTTGTAATCAATGCTGGCTACGCCGGTGAACGGATCCACTGGAATGTTTGTGGGGTACACACCTGTGTTATGTTTGATTAATTTGCCATCGCGAATGATGCCCGCAGGGGTAACTTTCAGCAAACGAATTGCTTCATCCCTGTTACCAAAGTCAATATCAATGTCTGACTTAAATTTCATAGTCCTGCTTTCTCTAGAACTTCTTTAGTCCACTCAGTGTCGGCTGTATAATCGCGAAACTTACGTTGCCAATAGTCTGGGTCTAAGTACGGAAGTACGATCGCAACTTGCTCTTCAGATAATCCATCAAGAAACCCGACACCGCTACTACAGTTAAATACAACCCAAGGACTGATCCGACCACTAGCAATATGGTGAAGTATACGGTTAGCGTTACCGTATCTGAAATAGTCTTTATAGCCGTTTTTAAGATCTCGATTGTCCTCTGCATACGCTGTCATTTCCTTTAGCGCACGTTCTAGTGCGTCTTGTACTGCTTCTCGTTTAATGTACTCACGTAACCATTCCTCGTAGAAGCTGTCTTTGGTCCAGTAATCTAGTTTCTTGTTGTTCTTTAGCAGCCAGTCGATAAAGTTTTGCGGGTTAACTGCACGAATGTCTACCAAGTATCTGCCAAACTTAACAAATGCTATGTAGTAAGGACTTGTCACAAAATCTGCATAGCTCTTTAGTCGAGCAGAACCCTGTGCATATTCGTAAAAACGCAGATATGCACGTAGGCCTAGCTGTACACCAGTTTCCTTTTCCTGTTGCCAGCGGCGCTTTTGCTCGCAGAGATGGTTTGTTAAAGTAGATTCCTTAACAAACGCCTTTCCACAGTATTTGCATTTATAAGATGCCGTTGTCATTTATGTAATTAACCAGAAACTTGTTGAGAACGCCATGGGCACCATGTGCCCTGTGTTTAATGTTTTCCGGAACAGTTTGTGGCCCAATGAAATTGGCCTTGCCCCCGGGCTCTGCCGGCGGCACTCCCTGTTCGTGCTGATACATTATAGCACGCCAGCCAAATCCTTGCACGATATTAGGACAATTTTTAAACTGTTCTAGTCTGGGCGTGTCCAAATACATGTTGTAACTGTCGTCTGCTTGCTGATAAACCACTACGCTGTGTCCACGGCTCTTCAAATCAGCAATGGCTGCTAGGGTTTGGTACATTAGATCTTCAGTTCTATCTAATAAACTGTATGCTTCAGTCTTTAGTTTGAGTTGTACAAACTCTTCACTTAGCCGACGACTCCAGAAATGTTCCCATCTATTACTAAACTCTTGGTTCTGCGGATTGATCCAACGTCCTTCAAAGCTGGTATTTTCGTTATCTACTGTGCAAATAGGTATTTCGCTACGGCTAACAAAGGTTAAGCCCATAATGTACAACGTAGGCACTAGAGTCTGATAGCTGTGTTTAAGTGTAGTGCGTAGAATACGGCTGTTTGCACTACCCCCAATTGCTAGAGAAGTGTAATTAGGAATACCGAGCACGTCACTAAGCTCCATATGCCCGCCACCTGCGGCATATCCTTCCATATAGCTACAGCCGTTAACAACCAACTGCTGAATCATAGGTACTCTTTAATACGCTTATCGTCCCAGCCGTGATGTTTAGCCAGGGCTTTTAGTTCTTCCTTGGTGCTGAGTTCTGCTAGCAATTCAATTTCGTCCTCTTTGTATGCGGGGTAGATTTCGCGCAAGAACTTGCAGACTTTGTTATTGTTTTCTTTTTTGCCAGCGGCTAACCAACTGTGTCGCATCTTGCCCATTCCTGGGCTTACTGTTGTAGCAAGAAGCCATTGCAGTTTCTTATGCTTTGTGGTGTTTACTTCAAAGAAGTTTTTGTTTAGGCGTTCGTTGGTACTCATTAAGTAATAGGCCTGCATATCTGCATCGCCGTCAACAACACTACCCCAACGAATCATCAAGTAAGGACTAAACTTCTTTTGTTCTTCCTCTGTCATGCTGTCAAGATACCCGCGATCCTTGCGATCAAATGCGGCTAGCTCGTTACCGATGTAGAGTTTAGAGTTATAATCAACTGGTGCTTTGGCCATTGTCTTTAATTAAGTGATACATCATTATAACACGTTCCAGCTCTGCTTGCAAAGCAGGATGAGCTTCTGCTGTCTTTCGTATTTCGTGCCACAATTGATTTTGCTGTACCGTTTCTCTCATTGCACTTTTAACTCTTGCTGGATTGTCTTCCGGATCCCAATCCCAACCAATTGCAACTCGTGTGCTTGCATCTGCACCAAACTCTCTTGCATACACTACATTGTCTTGGCGTTCATAGATATATGTTGCGCCTTCTCTAAGTTTTCCCATTAATGACTCCTTGCGCCTTGAAATACGCAGTTAAATGTTAAGTTCATTTCACCATCATTGATAACTTGATGGAAAACACCGTCTGGGATTAGAATAATGTCGCCGCCTACAACACGGAACTTTTCTTCTCCCACAATTATCATGCCTGTGCCTTGTACAAAGAAGTAAACTTCTTCTTGGCCAACATGATTGTGTCCCCTAGTGGCTTGTCCACGATATAGTTTAGTGGAACTTAGTACTAGATTGTTTAGGGTCTTGTTATCTTTAAGTAGGTAGGTTTCATTGTCCTTAACAATGTCTCCACCAATATCATGACTGTCATACTTTAATTGCATTACCACACCTTTGAATAGTTTACTACTTCGCTTTGTCTACTAATGTCTTTTACAAAATAAGCACATAACGGCTTTTCTGCATTTTCTTCTAACGGGATAGCTAGCATCTGTCCGGGCTTGAGCTTGGGGAAGTACCATTTAACGTCTTGATAGATGTCTACAATCTCTACGCTCTTAAACTCTGGTCTGAAACTGGATAGTGGGTTAAAGCAAAACACACTAAAGCCGCGATCATTAATGCTAGTAAGTGGTACTACTTCCAAGTCGCCTAAGTCTGGTTCCCCGATCAGCAGTTGCCAGTCCACTGGCATCTTAATAATGCTGTCACCAATACGTAATACTAGCGCAGGACTGTTAAACGACTCTAAGAAAATTAGTGGAATGTAAAAGTAATCGGGTTCCTTAGGATCTGAATTATCTAGTACGCAAAAACGAAGGTCCTCAACTTCATCGGGGATTTCGTTCATTTCAAAACTCTTATTATCTAGTGTAAGTATTCTCATGTTATTCTATGTAAAGGCCGCAGTTGATGTCACTAAATTGTTCAATCACATCGCGGTGTAAGGGGAACTCGTCTAAAGGTAAGTTGCCCTTGGCAATATACCTTGTAGTATAATTGAATGTGCTAGCAAAGTAAACCTTGGGCACGTCCATTTGGCATAATGCACCGTGTACTAGCTTATGATGGATGTGTCCATAGTCGCCATCTGCATTGTGTGTTAGGATTAGCTCTGCTGGTTCGGCAGCCATCTGCAATATAGATTCAGCGGCTAGCGGGTCCCAGAAGTTAAACTGCTGTGTTTGCTGGTCCTTGTAGTCGTCAGTGAAGCCCAGGAACTGTACTCCAACGCCACGTTTTATCCAGTAACGGGTCATTTCCTGCGCCCGAGGATCTAAATGCTGGTACGTTAGATATACAATATGCCAATTGTGTTCGGGATGGTTATCAATATACGGACGAGCAAATATAACGCAATCGTCTGGGTGTGCTACCACGCAAAGTGCTTTCATTAGAAACTAAATCTCCAGTCTTGGATGCTATGATCGTACCAAGTTTCGATATCTGCCCCGGGCTTGCGTAGGTGCTTTAAGATAATGCGGTCTGGGTAACCCCAGATAGTATCAGTTAGTTCCATTGCGTGTTCGCCGGAACGTGCTGTCCAAAATAGTACTGCACAGACATCCGCGTTCTTAGGGATTACTCCATTAGGAATACGTATGCGTATGTTATCTTCACTTGCGGTGTTTAAATCAACTGTTACAGGCTCTGTTTCGTAGATCTTGTTTAGTTTAAGGTCCGTAAACTTAGGTAATTCTCTAAACAAGTCGTGGATGCAATTTGCTCTATACAATGTATCCAGTAGAGGATGCTTTGCTTGGAATGTGTTATTAACTATCGCTTCGTAAGTTGGGTCGATGTCAATATCAGGTTGGAATTCAAACGCATCGCTCTTAAACTGCACCATCGGGAAGATAGGATGATTCTCGTATAGTGCCAGACGCAGATCAAACTGCGCAGGAATAAATTGTCCGCCATATCGTAATGCATGTCTTGCAATTGCAATAATGTTTTCGTTAAACACTTGACTGCCAATTGTTTCACTAACAAAAATATCTGCACGGATATCTGTGTTTAAGAAGTCACCTTTGACTACTTCAATGTTTGTTAGCCCGAGCTTGGCAAACATTTCTTCTGCAAAGGCAGCACGCCCTGGATCCATTTCAACTGCATACACCTTAGTGGCGCCTGCTTTAGCGGCAATGATACTTAGTAGTCCTGACCCCGTACCAATATCACAAACAACTTTGCCGGGTACTGCTGCTTCAATTGCAGCCTTGTAAAATATATTGCGTCCGGTATCGTTGATCATAGGCATGTAAATGCCGTTGTCTTTGAACCAATCAAAATTGTCTGTCATAGCTCCCATTGCTCCCGAATCAATTTATAGTAAATGTCTGCTAGATATTCTTGGCTATATGGATCTCCGTGGTAACCTGGATCCTCTCCTGTAAAAGGCCATTCATTTGTGCTGTAGGCCGGCGTTTCTTCGTACCGCAATGTAAAGCACTTGTCAGGTATTACGCTAGGGAAAGCATCTCGTACTGTGTGATTAGTCCACAAATTATTAGCCACAAGCAGGAACGGAATACCTGCGTAGTGTAACTGCATAATACCGTCTCGTATAATCCATTCATCTTGCTGTCTCTTCCATTCACTGTCATACATGAAATTTACGTATTGCTTTACCGCGGCTTGTGTATTCTTGTCAATACGTGTACTGCGATAAGGGTGCTCATAGTTTTCTGCTAGACTAAAAATAGTTTCGCAGATCATACGGTATGGATTATTGCCATAGTTTACATTATCTATACCTGCTTCTCTATCATACCCAACACCGTGATTCTTTTGCAGATGCTTTTGCAAATCGCTTGCCCAACCTTTGTTTTCATTCTCTGGGGGAACATACGGTGCTGCACCTGCAGGGATTTCAATTCGGTCATGGAATGTGGGCGCAACAATAACAAAGTCTGCACGTTGACGAATAGCTTCATCAATTTGCACACGGATACCACCGTTACTGCATCCCTGGCGTGCAAGTATTTGCACATCCCACCCTAGCTTTTTAGCAAGCACTTCGCCATACGCGGTGCCTGGTAAATCCTTTGAAGGTGCAGAAAAACTGCACCCGCATACTATTAGTTTCTTCAAGGTAAATCTCTATTATAAAATTGTTGGTATACTGATCTAGTGCCGGCTAACCAGTTACTGTGTAACGGGCGAATATATTCAATCGGAACACGTTGTCCAATTTCCTGCATCATCGCTTCGATTAATTGATTGCCTGTGGCTGTGTACAAGTCGTCGGCTGTGTATTTATAGACCCGAGCACCACGCTCTACTAATGTATCTGCTAATTCCTGTAGTCGCAAGGTCATGAGACGATTGATAATAAATGCCTGTTTTCTTTTACTTTCTACACTAGCGTTTGGATTCAACTGATTAAGAGTTGGGTTCTTGCTATGGTAAATGTCTGTAATAAACTGTATATTTTTTGGCAGTAAAAACAGGTGCTTGCAATCTTGTAAACGCCAGTAACTGGGCTCTTCAGGGATCTGGCCACTATCAACTCTTGTACGGTCAAAATGAGTCAAGGGAGCAGAATCAAGTACGCGAGCTATTTCATCTATACTGCCGTGGCATTCATAAATGTTAGAGTAGTCCGGATCCCAATACTGTATTACACCCTGGTTGTAATACTTGCCGTGGTATTTAAGTCTAATAGACCATTCACGTGGTAGCCAATTGTCAGGTGTTACTGAGCGCCGATAGTAGTGATACAGGAAATAGTAACGTTCATCTGGCGTAGGATCAACTGCGGGCTTGTATGGCTGCTCGTCAAAGAATTCAAATCGTGGGTCAATCGTGCAGATGTTTTTTATTAAGTTACCACCTGCACCCCACGGGAAATAAACAATCGTATTGTTTATTGCCAATCTACTTTCTCCACTTCAAACGGATAGTTTGCTTCTGTGTAGAACTTTTTGCGTGTAGTTAAATGACGTTTCGCGAACTTACAGGTACTCGTGATGTCCCAGATCTGGACGAAATCTTTATCCTCTGCTTTTCGTATGCCTCTACCAATACTCTGGATAACCCTAACGAAACTTTTGCCAGGTTCAAGTAAAACCAAATTAAAGATTCGCGGTATGTTAATACCAACCGCGGCCACACCGTATGTTGCAATGATAATTTTATTCGTCGCTGTTGCAATTTCATCGTACTCTTCTTTACGATCTTTGGCTTTTGTGGATCCACTAACAAATACAACATCGGGTTTGTCCTTTAATAAACTGAATAAACTGCTCAACTCTACTTGCAACAACTTACCCGACTCAATACGATCTACAAGCACAAGGGTGTTGCCACCTTCTTTAATCTTGTCAATCATACGTGCTAGATAAGCCATACGCTCTGTGTTAGTGGTCAAGTACTTCAACTCACTTTGGTAATCGTTGTACTCCACATGATCTTTTAACTGCACAATGTTAACGTGACATTGTGCAAGGTGTCCTGCTTCTTGCAGTTCGCTAGCACTTAGCTTGCCGACTACATTGCCCAAGCTACAGAAGATGCTGACTGCGGCGTATTCTTCTTTGGGAATAGTTCCTGTTAGTCCCCAACGCATTGGCACTCGAGCAAACACACTAGTAAGCAGAGTCTTGAGTGCGTCCGCTTTGGCCATGTGTACTTCGTCAACCATTACTAGCGCAACGTCTTCGATAAACTCGCTAATAGTGCAATCTGCTGTGCCGTCTTGTGTGGCTTTTAACAATACATTTAGACTTTGCCAAGTACAAATAGTATGAGTCTTGCCCCACTCCTTGCGGTCACCAAAGTATACACCAACATCCAGACCCAAGTTAATGTAGTCGGCCTCGGTTTGTGTAACTAAGCTCTTGTTTGGAACAATAACAATGGAGCGTCCGTACTTTTCTGCGCTGAGACTCAGTGCCGCAGTCATTAGCGTCTTACCAGCACCTGTAGCAATCTCTTGGATGCTTTGCGGATTTTGTAAGAAGTTATTGATAATCTCAACTTGATAGTCGCGGAACATAATGGGCTCACCCGCGGCAGGATGCCCGGCTGGCCATGTCTTATGTGCAAATGTGTCTTCGCGAAACTCGTCAAATTGGATATTGAAACTGTAGTTGCGTTGGTCTTCTACTTCAACATCATATCCTGCGTCATACAAGATAGGAATGATGTCAGGCAACAAGTTAATATAACTGCTACCGCCTAAGTTAAAGTAACTGACTTTGCCATCCCAGCGACCTAGTCGTACCGCGGGCTGATAACGTGCGCCTGGGATTTCGTATTTGAAACGATCCACAAGCTTTTTGCGAACCCCTACATCTACACCTTCTACTTTGACGTTTACTTCATCTCTAATTATTAGTTTAGCTTGCAAGCTTTTTTACTCCAGTGGAACCTGAACGCTTATTATATACTTCTGCCGCACAGTATACAATCTTTTCGGCGTCCTGCACCATGTATTCTTTTTCGCCACCGTAGATCATCCCTGCACTACTAATTAGCAAAGGGATTCGTTGGCCTTTAAGTGGCTTAACTGTATGCACTACCATTGTTTGGCTAGTGAGTTCCACTTCTTTACTGTTCTTAACTTCCACAATCTGCTCTGGGTCAAAACGTTCACGGATCTTGGCCAACAACTTGTTGCTCAAGTCAGGTTCGTATACATACACAGGCAAGCGATCACATTCAATAGCATAGTCAATAACGCTGTTAAAATTATCGTCCGAAAACATGCTAGTAGGGTCTAGTCGCAGTTCTCTATTAACTGCTAGATGCACAAATCTGTATCCATATTCTTCTGCTAGTGCAGCTTCAATGCTTTCATCAACTGTGTAGCCGAGAATGGCGCTGTTATCAACAAGCCTAATTAGATTATCACCAGTTAGTGCGCCAACATGTGTGCTTACATACTCAGCAAGTGCTTCAGGTGCATTAGTTAGTTCTAGCACACCTTCATTGATAGTAAGTTGGATTGCATAGCCCGACTGTTCAACTTCAGCAACCTTGGCAACCAGGTCCTTGACTTCTTGCGAAATTTCAAAGTTGTTGATTTCTGCAAATGTTGCCATCCAGTTTAGGTTGTACTCGGTCAGTGCGATTTTCCACACTTTGTCATCCGGCACCCATTGCCCTCGTCCTTGGCTTTCTTTGCTAAAACCGCGAATGCCTTCAATCAGCTTTGTGTTGTAAGGGAACTTCAAAATCATGCTATCGTCTTCGATATAGAGCTTACAACTGTAATCAAGTTCACGCAGTGGGTTGCGGTACACTGGTGTTTCGACTGGGCTCACATCAATGTTCTTGTTACCAAGTTGACGCCGATAGTTGAGTATGATTTTGGTAGCCAACTGTGCTTGGCGTTGTGTCATTGCAATATTGTTCATGCATTGTTCTGACATTTTACGGATAACATCTACGTCATACCGTGCTAGACTGATGATTGGGTCATTTGCCCATCCGCCAACTAGCTTACCAGAAACCACGTCACGCTCGCCTGCAATGACTTCGATATAGTCTTCAACTGTTTTAAATGTGATCATCATGCGTACATTATAGCATAGTATTTAATAGAACTCAAAAGAAAAAACCCCGGATGTCTCCACCCGGGGCAAAAAACTACGGACAAGGAGCCATCCAAATTCCGTAGCGTAACTTGATTATCGTTTCTTTTTCTTTTTAGGCTTTAGGTCCTCGCAGTGAAAGTCATTGCATACGTTTCCGGGGTCTTGTGGAATCTTGTGAAACTTACAATACCCGTCTCCTGTGTAGCAACCTTGCTTGTCTGCATTAAAGTCAAAGTGCAAGCAGAAGTCACAACACACCGCAATTTCTTCACATCTTGGACAAAGCTTCATACACCTTTACTTGCCGACATTAATGAACGGCATAGCTCCACTCATAACATTGGG